CTAAAATGATAGTTGATGACAATAAGAAGAATTTCGCCCAGTTCCGGAAGGAACTTTTGAGCCTTTGCCCGAGAATGGACGAGCAAGAAGTATACCGCAATTGGTGGGCTTACCAAAGTCCCCATAACGATTGGAAAATCCAGCAAGAGCCTATGTGGGGCTTTGACAAGAAATACCACATGGTGTATCTCACAAAGACCGCGTTGGGTGAAATCTACGTCGGGATGCATTCCACCTCCAGCTTGGATGACAACTACCATGGATCGGGCGATGAAATCCGCAAGTTGAGGGAAGAGGGCGCGTTGCTTGAAACCACGCCACTTGAGTTCTTCCGCACAAGGGGCGAGGCGTTGGCTATGGAGGCGCACATTGTCAACCGCGACTTCATAATCGCCGATGGGGTTTTGAACCAGACTCCAGGAGGTGACGATACAAGGCACAACGCCGTGGACAACACCAATGACTTTGACTTCAAGCCGAGGTTCCAGCCAAAGGTCGTCCAGAGGGAAATCTCCCCCTTGTTGAAGGGTTCCGCTCCCGCGTATGAACTTCCCAAGGCGGCTTGCGACATCATTGACTCCTTTGGGGCGGAAACCAAGCCAACGGAAACGAAGAACAAGACCGTGACCAAGAAGGACGAGAAAGGCAAGGGGACGTTCTGGCCGTTCAGTGCGTTGGACGTGGAAATCGGAGACATCCTGACGTTTGCAAAGGACGATTCCATAACGTGCAAGGTTCTGAATAATAACTGCCTTGTGGAGTACCAGGGCAAGGCGTGGAAACTCACCGAATTGACAAAGCACCTTATGACGGGCAAGAAGGGCAAGTACACAACACTGGGGTTCTGGAAGCACAATGGCAAGTTCCTTGCGGACATTGCCAAGGAAAAGGAACGCAAGGCGGCGTAAATTGAATTAACAATGCAGATTGCCCCTTCTGACCTCTTGATGAAATATTTTCAAGGGGTCATTGACATTCAGAACCCGATTTGGTATACTGTAAGTGTTCTGAGGAAACAAGGAGAAGTTTGATGAACAAGTACATTCAGAAGATTGCGAATGACCCGCGCCCCGAGTGCAAGGTTCTTGGGCACCGCGTCCACGTCACCATGAACGCCAACGATGAACGTTGGCCGAGCTGGGGCCGTTGCGTCCTTGGCATTGGTGGAGGGTTCATCCACTTTGAGAACGAGAAGGACTTCAACGATTGGCGGGCTTGCCAGAACAAGCCCAATGAGGTTGATGAGACCCCGGTGGTTCTGGAACAGGATGTTGGAGGCCGTTGCGTTCCCGAGTGTGGACCGATTGGTTTCCGTCCAGTGATGGCAGCTTAAAAAGGAGAAGAAGAAAATGAGAAACGTTGTTTGCTGGCTTGAGATTTGCGTCGATGGCTCTACCCAGTGGGAGATGGTTGACCCGCTCAATGGCGAGTGCATCGAGTATTTCCACAACAAGCTGGACGCCGAGCTGTACGCCGTGCAGCACGACATCAACATCACCGAATGGATTGAGGACTGAACATGTACGAAAAATTCAAGAAAGAGATTGAGCATATCCTGGACTTCTATTCCATCGTCCATGACCGCGAGGAAATAATGAAAGACCTTTCCGAAGTGGTGAACGAGGCGTATGAGAAGGGACGTGAAGATGCCGAGGAATATTACTGATTCATGAACAAGGAACTTTGAAAATTGTATGCGGGATAATGGAAATTGGGCGGAGGATTGAACATGCATACCAACAACAAATTCAGCGAAGACGAGAAGCAGAAAATCGTCATGTGCCTTGACATGGCTGGATGAGAACAGCAGGGCAAGGGGTTGAACTTCTACAATCCAAACCTGGATTCCGTCAAGAACTTTTCAACGTGGTACGAGGCTTACAAGTTTGTCCTCAAAATCTATGGGAAGGAGAATTGAGAAATGCAACTGACACCGAAGCAGCGCAAGAAAGTGGATGCGGCGTACATCGCCGCCAAGGCGCGTCAAGATGAAATGTGGGAGCAGATTGACAGGTTGGAAGCAGAACTCTCAAACATGAAGGACATTTGCGCACGGGCAAAACGTGTGGAGTGCTACGCCGTGAACATGATGAATGGCGTTGAACCGTTTGATGAAAAGAACCTTGAATTGAAGTAATGAGGTGAAACATGCTGAAGAGTTACGAGGAAATCAAGTCCGAGAGGAATGGTCTTGGCAATTCCAAAGAAGAGGCTATGTGGAACATAGCAAGGGAGTTGAGCAGGAAGAACGATCTGCTTGAGATTGACATGCTCTGCAAGACTGCCGAAACCCTGAAGTCCGTTGCAAAAGGCTCTACAAACCTTCACTATGATGGTTGGCTGATGGCGGAGGAACTGGTTTGCATGGCGCACAAGAAAATCTGCGCAATCACGAAAACCCCAGAGGGTCTTTCCGAGGAAGGAGAGAAGGAAGATGAGGCTTAAGGAAAACGAGGTCAAGGAAACCATCAAGAACCTTGCCGAGACCATAGCAACTGGAAGATGGGGCGCGTGGCAGTGTTCGTTGGGCGCACTTGTTGCCCTTGTGGAACTGACCAACAAGTTGGAACTTGGAGACGATTTTTGGGGTGAAGTTTTTGACATCAAGGAGAAGTATTCCCAGCAAGTAAAGTCCGTGGTGGCTGCAGACCCAAAGGATTTCTTCAATAGATGAGTAAATACTATTATAAACCAAATGAGGTATTTTGACATGTGGAAGAAAATCATGAAAGAGTCCAATGGACCGATGATTGCAACAATTGAACTCCCCCAGTCGGAGATTGACAAGTGGGATGACTTGACCGAGAATGGTGGAGACTTCGAGGAACTTGGGGTTGACCCTGGTGGCTTGGGGTTGTACGAGACCGCGGAGTTTGAAGATGGTGTTGTGGCTGCGTTGTCAGTGACGGCAAGCGACGATGAGGAATCTGGTCAGTTCTACTCCGAGGTTGGATTATATGACAGCAAGGGCCGCGAGCTTGTCCTCCCGGATTCCGCAGATGGAATTGGAATCTCCGGCGATTGGGAATTTGACGTTGATGGAAAACAGTACATCGTGAAGATTGTGGGGGTGTGAAACAATGAAGTTCTTGAAGAAAGGAAGCAAGGTTTCCGTTGAGGAAGTGAAGACCTCATCCGGACTTGAATATGACATCAAGTTTGACGCCGGCGGACAAGCTGGTGAAATCACGGTCGCAAAGTGCTGGGACTATCTTCTTGCCGAGAAACTTCGTGACGCCGTTTCCGAGTACATGGCCGAGGAATACAAGGTTGTGGGGCAGGAGGACGCAGAGATGCTTGAAGAGAGTCTTGACAAGCCAATCATGCCTGACACCGCTGTTGCTGGAAAGCCAATCGCCGTGAAGATGGTACGCACCGAAGATCCAAAGGAGGCGTTTACGCTTCACAGTCTGAGGGATTGCATTGACGATTTTGAGAAGGAAGTGTTCACCAAGGTGATGACAACCGGCAAGCCCTATGATGGTTATGACACGGTTGCAGTTCCAGTTCTTCAGCGTGGAGTTCCAAAGAAATACCAACCATTGCTCAGCAAGTTCAGTGAATCCAAGAAAGTGAACGAGTCGGTTGATGGCGAGCCTTGGCCCGAGGAAGAGCTGAAGAAGCTTGACAACTACATCGTTGACGCGAAGCTGGCTATTTCACAGGCAACAAGTTTCATTGAGGGCAACGCATCTTCGGGACTTGATTCCATGGAAGAAGTTTGGACGCACCTTAACAGCACCTACAATGACCTGGATGACATTCAGGACATGTTTCACTGAAAGGAACACTCCTAATGGGAAAGTACGAATTGACCGACCAAGGCATTGAGACAATCAATGACAACATGGTAAGGGCGAAGGAACTTCTTGAAACCGCGGCCCAAATCATCCACGATGCTTCCGATTGGTCTCCTGAAATGCAGGAGATTTGGGAATACATCGACAATTCCTCCAAGGACGTTGGCGATCTTGTTGACGCTTGGCAGAAACTTGTGTATTGAAAGGACAACAAGTGAGAGACATCGAAACCATAAAGGAAATTGCACGTAAGCTCCATGCCGCGAAGGAACTTCTGCGGGAAGCATCCAAACTTGCAAGCACCATAAAGGACGCGGAGTTTGAGTGGGATGCTATGACGATTGACGGGCACTATGAAGACGTTTCCCATACCCTGATTGACGTTGCGGGTTTGGCTTATATGGAGGTATGACAATGGCTTGGCACAAGATTGACCAATCAAGAGTGAAGATGCGGGCTCAAAGAGCGGCAAAGGCTTGGAACAACTTCATGGAAGAGTTGGAACAGGTCACGATGGAAAGCAACCACACCCAATGCGAGGAAATCTACAAGAAGCTACAAGCACTTCAGGACGAGGTTGGTGACAATCTCAGAAAGGCATACAAGGGGGCTTGAAGATGTCATATCATAGAAACGACCAGTCGAGCATACCCTGTTCGAGGATATCTACAATACGATGTCCAATAATGGATAACAAGGAATTGCATAAGGTTCTTCTCAAGATGAGGAACCGCGTCAAGAAGTTTGGAGACTTGATGCGCGAGTGCTTTAGTCGGGACAGAGAGGACAATATATCTGAAGGGTGGTTGTCCAAAGGTGAAATAGCCTTGTTCGAGGATGACATGAAGAATCTTGTGGATGAGGCATTGAAGATTGAAAGGAAGTCTGACAATGGATAACAACAAGTATTTGTTCCTCATAACGGGTGCTGCGGGTGCTGGAAAGTCCACCCTTGCAGAGAAAATCCAAGACAACGCCATCGGACTCATAGAGCCGATTGCCGAAATTTGCGAGGCCGACGAGTTCTGGTACATCTTGGGCAAGGGCAAGTACGCTTTCAACCCAAAGCTGCTCTGGAAAGCGCACAAGTGGTGTCAGGACAACGCCAAGGAACTGATGGCTATGGGGCTGAACCTCATCGTGTCCAACACCAACATCAAGCCCAGCGACCGCAAGCCCTATTTCGACATGGCGAAGGAGTACAACTATAAAGTTGTATACATCCACCTCACAACGCAGTTCCAGAACCAACATGGCGTTCCTGACGAGCATGTGAAGAGGATGCGCGATAACTACGTTGATTTGTCTTCCGACGAGAAAGCCCTTGTTGTGAAGTCCGAGGAAATGTCCGATGAATTGGCTGAACTCTTGAAGAAAGCTGGTGTGAACTATGAATACTGAGAAAATCGTCATTGACACGAAGGAGACAGTTGCCAAGTTGAGTTTTCTCATTGGCAAGACCATTTTAATGAGGACTGCCGAGGGTGATGCCAGCGTTGCCGCAAGAGTTGAGGCGGTGATGGTTGAAAACACCCCCGGAATGGAAGGTCATCCAGTGGTTTCCCTTTATACCACCATTGGAGTCAAGCGCATAGCCAATTCATCCCAGTTCGACGACATTTTGGTTTTGGAATCCGACAATTCGTTTCTCAGACTTCGCCTCCACACGGATATGGAAGGTATCGTGTTCTGAGCCTTTACTTTCAACCCCAAATGTGGTATAATCTGGTGAAAGGACTTCCCAGATGAAGGTCAGACTGGATTTCATAAGCAATTCAAGTTCAAGCTCGTTCTTGATGATTGGACGTGACTACACGCCCAATGACGGCCACACTCTGACCATCGAGGACTTCGAGAATCTGAGGGATGGCGAGAGGTTCTTCTTGATAGAGCCGAACATGGGTGAAGGTCATTATGTCATTCAAATAACACCAGACATGATGCTTGACTTCGACATGCAGGAGAACCGCATAGTTTTGGACACCCACAAGTTTTCATCCTACTTCAGGATATTCAGAAAGTTTTGCTATAGTGAATCCGAGTATGGGGACAACGAGAAGGTGTATGATTCCGAGTTTTGGGGGCACCGTTACAATGTGATTTTCTCCAGTGGTTCGGGAAAGGAAAAATCCATACGTGAATTTCCCCTGTGCAAAGATGAGCGTTTGATTGACATTGACGTTGAGGATCACTGCCCAACCGCGCACAAAGACGTTATGAAATGGCTTAAGGAAAGGTATTCATCCATAAAGGAGCAAGAACAATGAAAGTGAGAAACGATTACGTTAGCAACTCCAGCTCGTCCAGCTTCATTCTGGCCGACCATGAGATTTTCCACCACTTCAACATAACCAAGTACGACATCATGAATGCCCTTGTTGAAATCTATGGCAGGGAAAGGCACAAAAACGAAGTCCAGCGCAAGCGGGAGTACATGGCCGCGCATCCTGAATACTTTGAGAAGAAGGAGCGCAAGGACGGAAACGTTGGTCCGTTCTGGGTCTATGACATGACCGACAAGAAGGACAGGAAGGAAGCCATTTCACGTTGGGGAAGTCTTCTTAAAGGTTGGGACGCGAACAACTGCCATTTCGTCTACGAGAAGGGCAAGGGTTGCATTGCCACAGGTGGGGAGAACAGCATCCGCTATCAGTCCATGATTGACAACATCGCGGAGATCTATGGGATGCACCATTGGGACTTGCGCGAACACGCCGTGAATCCGAAGGAGGAAGTCACGCGCTGGGTGAGTTCCAACAAGAAAGACCCCAAGACGGGCTGCTATGGTCACGATGAGCCCGCCGATCCAACTACCGTGGCGTTCGCCGACCGTCTGCGCAAGGACTTGGGAATCATGACGAACCTTGAAGCCATCAAGTGCAAGGCGGCGAGGTTCTTCATCCACGCGGACGACAACGAGTTGTGTGGAGACGAGATTTCGGAATCCGGCGCAAAGGACAAGGACTACAACAAGAAGACGGACAAGTGGGAGCCGGGAAAGGCGAAGTGGGACACCCAGTCCTACACCTATGACCGAGTTTGCGAGGTTCTGCTTGACCATCTTGTGAAGGATGGGCGTATCAATCTAACGGACCCGAAGTTCCTGGAAATGATGAAGATTGACGAAAAATATCTGAGCGAGTGGGACAAGAAGCATGAGCAATTCTATGATTTCCACAATGGCAAGTCTTTCACTTGGCAGGACTTGAAGTTCAATTCGCTTGCCTGGAATCTGCATGAGGGTTGATGTGAAATCAGACAACGAGATTCTTCTGCTTTGCGATTGTTCCTCTTGCGAGCATCAGTTGATTGTCTCTTGGAACAACGATGACAAGGAAGTTTATGTTCAGGTGCATCTTTCAACCTACAAGGGTTTTTGGAAACGCCTTTGGGGTGGATTGAAATACGCATTTGGGCATAGGTCCCGCTATGGGGATTTTGACGAAGTTATCTTGCGCAAGTCCGACGCGGAGAATCTGCAAAAAGTTGTTGACCATCTTAAATCAAAACCTCAATGAAAAGAGGAGGCTGTGGTTCAATCCGTCAGCCTCCTCTTCAATTTTGGATTCGGGAAAGAACACACTTGACTTAACGCGCATACGAAAAGCCGTCCTTGTATTTCTGATCTTCTTCATAGTGCGCCCCGTCCCATGTGGAATCCCCCGTCTTCAAGAGGTTCATAAGCCTCTGCGTCCAATATTTGAGTGGGTGCTTTGACCTGAACAAAATCTCGTCGGCAAGAAGTTCAAGCATGTGCCTGTACTCCTGTTCGCCGGCGGGCGTCAGTCCATGGCAAAGTTCCAATGTCTTTGTCTCGTATACCATGATGTTGTGTGTATGTTGTGTGTTCTTGAATATATTTACCATTTACAAGACAAGTGAAAAGGGGTATAATACACTGACGCAAACATCAACAAAGGCTATTGATATGGACAATGAAGGTTATACTGACGAGGAACTTGAGCAAATGTTCAAGGAACGCGAAGAGGCAGAGGCTTCTGGCTTGTTTGACACCATAGAGGAACCCGACAAGGTGTTGAAGTTGACCGAGGAACAGGAATATGACTTGTGGATGGCAACTTCCTATTTGTCAAGATTGGCGCAACAAACAAATTCCTCGATGTCGGACCTATTGAAGGCTGGTGGATGCCAAGTCTGAAACGCATATAATTCTAATGAAGGAAAGACAACGGAATGAATCTACATAGACTATTCGCAGTGCATTGGTGTGATTTCACAACAAACGCCAAAACCATCCTTGGAGTGTTCAGGGACGAAAACAACGCAATCATGTTCAAGAACGACAAGGAGAAGGAACTTGCGGAAAGCAATGGCAACAACCTGCCTGATGGCAGGTATGAGATATGGCAGTTGGTCACGGACATTGACGTAGATGACATTATAAACCAAATCGTGAAGATCAACAGACTCAACAGACTCAACAGCATGACAAGCCACAACTACAAGATTGGTGGAGTCACGAGGCATTGACAATTTGAAAGGACAAAACAACTATGTCAGAAGATACAAGCAACGAAGAGCATAATGAACTCAACGCCCAGTACGATGAGTTGAAGAAGGTTATGGACGATGCCGCACGAATCAAGACGGACATCAACTCCAACTACAAGGAAACACTTAAGAACATGAAAAGGGAATTCTCCGAGTTCATGTTTGACAACATCGACCAGAACTTCAGGAGAACCGCAGAACGTCTTGGACTGTTCAATGGCTTTGCGGACGTTGAGGACAAGAAGAAGCGCGAGAAGAAAGAGGACGCCGCGCTCAAGTCCTTCTTTGGCAAGATGTTCATGAAGTCAAAGGAGTTCGAGTACCTCAAGAAGGGTGGAAAGCCCAAGGAGACAACTCCGCCAAAGTGCGATTCCTACGTTATGGACATCATCGCAAGCATCTACGCTTCAAGGTTGATTCCAGAGGTGAAACGTGCATTGGACACCGCCGGGGTTGAAATCAACTTCACCAAGCCGGTGACGCAGCTTGACCTTGAAAACAACGAGGACGATCAGAAGACCATAAAGGACTACATTGACCGCGGAGCGAACATACAGAACGAAATCTTCGAGAAGAACGCGGAAATCGAGGATGTCATCTTTGAGAACATTCCCGACAGGATGAAGTTCTCGGAGACCAATCCAAAGGGTATCAAGAAAGCGCAGTTCAGTGCATTGGCGGAACTTCAGGCGAAGTCCGACGAGCTTTCCATGAACGGTGACGCCGACAAGGCTTCCGACATCGTGGAGAAGCAATGCGACAAGCACCACGAAAACTCCAAGAACCAGGAAATGCTGGCAATCGTCACGGAACTCATCCTCACGCCAAATGGGGAATCTGGTCCGAAAGAACCAATGAACTACGAAGAGGCTCTTGGTGGTACGGAGGAAGTTGAAGAACCAGAAGAGCATGAAGAGCGGGAAGTTGAGGAACAGAAGCCGGCAAAGAACCTCGACAAGCTCGTTGGAGAGGACATGGACTGATGGGCGAGTCCTATTCAACATTGGTTGTGCAGCCAATCGACTTGGTGCGGGCGTTCAAGCTGGATTTCTGCTTTGCGTCCGTAATCAAGTGGCTGACGAAGTGGCACATGGAGAAGAAAACGGAATACTTGACAAGGGCGAAATACTACATCAACCTTTGCGACAACACCGAAAATCCAATGGGGCTTCTCTTTTCGCTTCGTATGTACTGCATATTGAATGGCTTTATGAAGAAGGATGCGCAGTCTTGTTTCTTGATGGATGTATGCACTCTCATATTGAAGGGCGACAAGGACAGTGCCAACTTCCTTTTGCTTAAGGGATGGGCCGATGAGCATTGATTAGCAATACGAAGACGCAATCCTCGCCGGAAACAACTACCTTGGGATTTAGCTTGCCTTGAAACAAGCTGAAAGCCAAGGTTTTTCCGTTCCAGCATACCACGGTACGTACCAGACCTTTGATGAATTCAAGGAACATGACATCGGGTTCCATTTCTCAAAGGACATAACGATTGCATAGAACCGCCTTGACGATAAGTTTGACGAATGCGACTACACCAATCCGGAACGTATACTTCATGTTGCACTGTCCATACACAATCCAATTGTGGTAAAGGCGGACATTGGATCTTGGTCTGCGAAGGACATATTGGACGCAGCATCGTACAAATACACCAAAACCCCATTTATGTCTCAAGACAGTATGTATTTGTATGAGCAGAAAGCCTGGGCATAGGCGGCGCACAAGGTGTTGAAATCCATTGGCATAGACAAGGAAACGGCGCTTGAATTGCGTTCGGGATTAAATACCAGTCCCAAATTGAATTCAGAATACACAGACCATCTGAGACAAAAGTGCATTGAAAGCAAATACGATGCCATAATATATCCAAATGATTTTGAATTGCAAGAGGGATTTGACCCTACTTGCTACATCGTTTTCCAGCCAAACCAGATAAAGAGCCTGGAGCCAACGTATCTCGGCGATGGGAGTCTAATGAGACTGTCAGACAGGTTCAACATCAACTCCCCGTTTTTGAGCCATTGAAGGTAAATATATCTTGACACCAACATTCCCCTTACGTGGAATGATACATAAGTCAAAATGTAAAACCAACGATACACACATCAAGGTTTCGGAGATAGAGGCACAAAATGGCAGACATCAACATACCAGTGACGAATCCATCGTTGAACGCAAGTCTGAGCGATCAATCGAAGGTAGACGACTCCATCAAGCAGGAGAGCGTGGTGATAAACGCATCCAGCGGGTCCACAATCAACAACAACTCCGGAAACAAGCATGGGGAACTGACAAGAAAGACCTCTATGATTATAATGATTCTTCTGTCTGCCTTATGCGACTGCGGACTTGGGTTCATTCTCTACAACCACCAGCTGGAGATACGGTATCAGTCCAAGTAGGAGCAGTAGACACTCTCGCATCAGATAGCAGATACGAACAGGGAACTAAAATAGGCCATCAAGGACGCCCAAGCCGCGCATAAGTGTTTGCATGACGAGACATAGGCCGTAAAGAAGCAGACCGAGTTGATGAAAAATGAGACGAAGACCCAGACCGAGATTGTGAGGAAGGAGGCGAAAGAGGGGACGATATGGTTGTTGCGAGACGATATCATCAAGACAATAGATATCCATGAAGCCATGAAGAAGATAACTCCCAAGCAGTACAAGCGGTTGAAGGACGAGTTCGATTACTACACCTCAATTGGCGGCAACCACGATGTAAAGGAAAGGTTTGACGATTTCACGACCAAGATTTACGGCACGGGCGAAGTCAAGATGATCAATGAAATCCAACTTCTACAGGAAGAAAAGAAATAAGGGGAAACAATCATGAAGAAACTCATATACGTTGCGTCAATTTGCCTTGCACTTGTTTTGTGTGGATGCTTTGCCAAGGTCACGGTGAACAAGCGTCCAAACGTGGCACTTCCAATATACGATTCCTACAGCCAAATGTACTACCCCACCAACAAGCCAGTGATTGTCAACTACATGATTCTTGACCAGGGATATGAAGTGCAATACCGCAAGTTTGGATTCAACACGGACATCCAGTCAATGTCCGCCGAGATCACAACCAACAAGACCGTGAATTTCCAACTTGGGGGACTTCATTCAGTTTCTGCAACCACCAACAACATCAGTATAAAGTTGGATGAGATATTGAAGATTGCCCAATTGTTCAGGGATTCCACCAATGACGTAATTGTTATAGACCGTCAGGAATTGAAGTAAAAATTTCCCAACATAAAATATTTTTCGTAACGCATATCGGATTTTCTCTTGATTTGCGTAAATATCCTTTGATGAAATGATGGAAGATTGGTTTTTCCACTTTATTTCTGACGCGAAAAGCTGTATAATTGAAAACGACATGAAGCATTGCAATACATATTGTGGATCAAGTTATTCCGCATCCCAAGTTTGGGGCGCGGAGAATGGATCCATTTTGTTTGGCAACGCCGACCGTCGAGTGATCCTTCCCGCGCTGGAAAAAGAAGCAAAGTGGAATAGGAAGAAGAGGTCTACCATCATCTGAAGCGAAGAGAAGTTCAAGATAGACATAGGAAAGCAAGGAAGATGGGATGACCTGGAAGGAAAAAGGTCATCCCAAAATTTTTCTGAAAAATATTTTGAAACCCCCTTTACTTTGGAAACCGGATGTGATATACTGTGTGTGTTCTCTGCGAGAGGAAGGCTGATGAAACGAAGCCACCTCTGGCAGGTGAACGCGAGAGCCTGAGAAGCTGGGTAGAACCAGTGAGAAAGGCATCGTTCTTTGACAATTGAATGTTTTGACGTTTGGTTGTTCCCCCGCAAGGGGGAATGAACCAAAGCGATAAAGGAAAGACTAGGCTTTGTTGTGCGAGTCTCCCCTTTGGCGGCGAACGTCCAGAGGTCTAAAGCAAACATCCTTGCTATCACGGTGTAGCAAAATGGTCTTGCAACGGACTTTTAATCCGTGAGATGCGGGTTCGAGTCCCGTCACCGTGACCAAATCAAGTGAAACGCCTAAAAACTTTTTTCAGAATTTTCCGAAACCCCCTTGCTTTTGGGGAACGGATATGGTATACTGTGTGTGTTGACGCGAAACAAGGTTTCCACGCGAAACAAGGTTTCCATCAACGCCGCTCTTTGAAGGTTGCGCGAGCAACCGGCAAGAACAAAGCTCTTTGACAACTGAATGATTCAATGTAGGAAAGACTGTTCCGCTTGGCGGAACATTCATCACGCAAGTCACCCCTTGGAGGAAACTCATAAGAGAACCTTGGGTCTAGCGCGGATGGTTCTACGATTTCAAACGATTCTTAAATTGGGCCGAAGCATCGGGCCCAAGCCAACGCGAGGCGATCAGTCCTTATCCACTGGCGTGGTTGCATACGAATGTGTGCAATGCGGGTTCGACTCCTGCGGTGGGATAGATGCTCCAATTTCAAGATTGCGGGACGGTGCATCGGTTGCATATCGGGTTCATACCCCGAAGATGGTTGGGTTCGACTCCCACTCCCGCTACCAATTTGGAATGACGACGTGAAGTTCTCTGGCAAGAGACGCGAACATACTGGACCGATAGTTCCCCAGAACGGGTCAAAGTTCATGATACTGAAGGTATGGGCGTTCCAATTCCATTTGAATCAAAGGTAAGGCGAATTTGCTCTGTGGTGTAAGCAAACACACCTCCTGACAATAGGAGGAATTGGCCTGCGATTGGTCTGGAGCAACCGTGGTATGAAAAATCCACACCTCATATTAAAGGACAAAACGTCATTTGGAGTAATTGACCAGTTGGCGCCGAGAATATGATAGATTGCCTTTGAGAACGACCTTTCAAGGTCGTAAAGAACGACCTTTTCAATTTGCGCAAAAGCCCAGACGTGGGCAAGGTTGTACGGTGAAGTACGTTATACCTGCGTTATAAAGGACATGAGCATCCGGACGATGCCGCCCCGAGAGTAAAATGGGGAAAGACCAGGGGTTCAACTCCCACATGTCCCAGCGAAATTTCAAATTGGTTGCGTTGCGCAACCTTGACGCGAATGGAAGCTGAAGAAGGTTTGAAATCGTAAGTTCAAATAGCGTTCAGCCCTTGGTCCGATTCCAAGGCGCGTCTTTACAATTTAGATTCGGCAATACCCGAGTTGGTAGCAGGGGAGGGACTGTTAATCCCTTGGCGAAAGCCCGTCGCTGGTTCGAGTCCAGCTTGCCGAGCCATTTCAATGCTCCAGTAGCTCAATCGGCAGAGCATGGGACTCTTAATCCCGGGGTTGTGGGTCCGATTCCCACCTGGAGTACCAATTTCCTTGCTGTTGCTGTTGGTTCAAATCCAACCTGGTCTGAAAGGCATTGCCAGGACCGGAAAGCGATGCGATTGGTTTCAACAGCGGGATTCTTTTCTTCAAACATTGAACGCCACACCTTTCGTATTAGTGGCTAGTACGCCCCGTGGCAGACGGGGAGAGGTTGGTTCGAGTCCAACAAGGTTAAAGCTGGCTTTCAATGTTTCGCGCCTTGCATCGGGCGCAGGTTGGCAAGGTGCGTGTTCTAGTTCGCGCAGTCCCAACTGAAACGTCCATATACGGCCTGAGTGATGATCACCACTCGTGGGTTCAACTCCCACTATGGAAGTAGATGCGGCCTTTCTAAATGGTTCCGTAGACCAATTTTGGCAGAGTCACATGCTTGAGGTGCATGACAGTATGGGTTCGAGTCCCATCGGAACTACCAATGGATGCGTAGCCCAACGGCAGGAGGCAAATGACTCAAAATCATTACAGTGTGGGTCCGAATCCCACCGCATCTACCATTTCAAACTGGTGGCGTAGCCCAATTTGGCAGGAGGCAGCGGTTTCAAACTCCGCGTAGTATGGGTTCGAGTCCCTTCGCCACTACCACTTTGTATAATTGGATGTATGGAAAACGATATTGTTCTTGACTTCATACATCGCAGGTTTCCAGACGATTGCCGTTGGCTCAATGGAAACTGCTACTTCTTCGCGTTGATTCTCCGCGAACGTTTCCCATGCGGGAAAATCCTCTATGATGTCATAGACGGGCATTTCGTTTGCGAGATTGATGGAAAGAAGTACGATTGGTCTGGAATCGTGAATGAATCTGGTGAACACCAATGGGTTGAATGGGACAGATTCTACGAATACGACAATCTTCAATTTGAACGTGTGGTGAAAGACTGCACGATGTGAAACATCGCATGATGCAGAGCATCACACGTTATGACATGGCGGTGTAGCCCAACTTGGCAGGAGGCAGCACGTTCAGGGCGTGTGTAGTGTGGGTCCGAATCCCACCATCGCTACCAATCAGTGAGTAGCTCAGTCTGGCTAGAGTGCCGGGCCCGGAACCCGTAGGTCGCAGGTTCAAATCCTGCCTCACTGACCATTTTCAATTTCACAAGTCGGGATAGCATAATGGTGGTGCTAGGGAATCATAATCCCTCGGTTGTGGGTTCGAGTCCCTCTCCCGACACCAAATTTCAATTGGAGTATGGCGAAGTGGTTAACGCACTGGTCTGATACACCAGCATACGATGGTTCGATCCCATCTACTCCAACCAATTTTCAAAACGTCAGGTGCAGCTGAGTAGCGAAGGCCTGTGACTGTAAATCACAGACATTGGAAACAACGTAGGTGCGAGTCCTACCCTGACGACCAATTTCAAGTAGTTCATTAGATTTACACTGTAAATCTTGTAAATACTATTATGAACTACAATAAGATTTATAATGATTTGATTTAGAAGCGAATTGATCATCCTCTTGAACGAACCTATGACGCTTCAATTGAGGAACATCATATTATTCCTCGATCATTTGGTGGTACAAATGACAAGACTAATTTGGTCAATCTGACTTTACGAGAACACTTTGTTGCGCATCTCCTTCTATGGCGCATAAACAAAAATGATTATGTGAAATGTGGTAAAATGATAAGTGCGTTATTCTTTATGATGAAGAGGGCGCATAAACTATCATCCAGATTATATGAGAAATTGAGAGTAATGGGTGGTTCTTGGAACGGAAGACACCATTCTATTGAAGTGCGTGAAAAAATAAGAATGTCAATGACACCATCTGAATCTTCAAATCCCAGAGTTTGGGTATGCAAAAATGGCATGGTAAAATACATACCCAAGGAAAAATTGAATGACTTCTTATAGAAGGGGTGGATTAGAGGTAGAATGGGATATAAACCAAGGAAAAATAAATAGGGAACGATAATAGAAGATGGCATAACAAAGGCATTCTATAAAACATGTGAAGGTAGGGTTTATATTCATAACGAAATCTTGAAATAGACCAAACGAGTAATAAAAGACGATGTTTCTGAATTTTAGAGAAGTGGCTGGAAACTCGGAAGAAAAATATACAACAAATAATTTGAGAGGTAGCAGAATTGGCAGACGCGCCACCGCTGATGGTGGTAGCCCTTGACGATAACAAGCGGTTTTAGAAAACTGAACGCCCATGGGTTTTCGCTAGTTGGCAATGAAGGTAGCTCCTTCTGGTTCTATCCAACTGTTCGTCCTTGGCAGTGGTGGTTCAAGTCCACCCCTCTCTTTCACTTTCCAAATGGCTTGATACTCAGGTAATTGATCCTGGCCCGTGCGTAAAACGGGTTCCCTGACATAATGAGTTGATGCATCGCTCGTTGGGGAGATAGCGGAGTAGATACCCGCAAGACAGCCACCAATTTCAATGGACGGGTCGTAGAACGGTAATACTCCTGATTGAAGCTCAGGCATTGTTGGTTCGACTCCAACCTCGTCCACCAATTTACGGGCCGATAGTTCAACGGTAGAACGTCTCAATGGCATTGAGAAGATGGGAGTTCAATTCTCCCCGTGTCCACCAATCTATGTTCAAGACCGCTTGACAGGGAGTTCCTTGGTTCGCAAGAACCTGAAAGCATAATACAGTAAATCCATTGGCAGCAATCGCAAGGCAACGCGAGGTCGACCGCGTCCGAGGATGATGGAGGTCAAGAACGCCATTTATGGGCCGCTAGTTCAGTGGTAGAACATCTGTTTCGCAGACAGAGGACTTGGGTTCGATTCCCAACGTGTCCACCATTTATGGTACGTATCGCACAATGCGATACTTCCACCAATTTCATGTCGCATAGTTCAAACCAAAAGAGAACAAAGGGACGATTGCATTGGGAACGATGCATTGTTAGTGTCACAAAAGCCGGGTTGGTTTCTTGCAGAAACCCTCCTGGTGAGGCAGGTGACCGCGTAGGGGTTGTTGATTGAGGTTGTCTGGAACTGCAAGAGCCCGGGCAATCTGACAAGAGCCTTCAACAGTAAGTCCCGGAATCCCCAAGAGACAGTGGCGGTGAGACCCCGTCCGGCGACACCAATTTTGGCAATATGATGTAATCCCCGAAGGAGTTAAAGGAAGTGAATTCACCTTGCTCCGAAACAAGGGACATGGTTTTCTGACTCTAGATAGGGAAACCATATGAGCATGGCAGCAGGTGAGCTGTTTATTCCGTGGAAATCGGATGTTGCCGACAACTTCAATTTGGTCAAGCACCTGACCTGGGGCGAGGAAGTACAACTCAATTCCCCAAAAACGTCTGTAGTTCAATGGTAGAAGCATTGGGTCAGAAAAACCCAAGATGTTGGTTCGACCCCAACTGGACGTAAGGTGCCCGGTTTAGTTCCCTAGTACATTCATATTGGGGATTAGTTGGTTCCTGGCACACCATAAGACCAGGTGGTTTGTGTGTTTCATGGGTCAGCGGCATTGGCTTTGTAGATGTCCACTCTCCAACATCAACTTCCCAGACAGCTAATGGGAATGTCAAAAACACTCAGCTCTTTCAGAAGTTGACATCCATTCAAGTCGGAACTTTCCACCATAGTTAACAAATGACAAACTGGCTACGGTTGCATGTTCACAACCATGGAGCAAAGTTCATTGGGTTTCTTTGAATCTAATCCTGCCCAATGAAGCCAGAGGGCTGGGCCCGATGATGCCAACTTCTTTTTCAATGGGACTGTGGCAAAATTGGATAACGCGCTTCGCTACGAACGAAGAGAATTGCGAGTTCGAGTCTCGCCAGTCCTACCATTTCAAGCCTTGCATTGCGTGAAGATGTTCTTTGGTGAGGGGAATTTAGCAGTGGATTTTCCAATACCACTTGCGTGAATGCAAGCAACCATTTCAATAGGCGAATGATGTCAATGGTAGCATGAAGGTCTCCAAAACCTTATGTGGTGGTCCGAATCCACCTTTGCCTGAACTTTCAATGGGCGAGTTCTCGATATTGGTACTGGGCGTGGTCTGCAAAACCTCGATAATGTGGGTTCGATTCCCACCTCGCTCTCCAAATGACTTGTTCATTTATCCAGCTTGCAAGATGGTTCGGGCAATTCCATGACTAATGTTCTTACTCTGGTGAGAAGTAAGACGATAGGCAAAAATGGTTCGATTCCCCCTCGGAACATTAGTTGAATATTGCCAAGTTTTTCAATTTGTGCCACAAAGAAAACTCACTTCACACAGGAGGATCGTGTGACCATCAATGATGGGTAGAGATTTTGCGCAACGTCTCTACATATTATGTTGAGCGGTAAGAGTCCGTATGTCCTCCTCCATTTATGGCTCTGTAGATTAGAAGCAGATCGCCTCCCTCTCAAGGAGGAGAACACGGCGCGATACCGTGCAGAGCTGCCATTTCAACGGCCCTGTAGATTAAAAGCTAGATCGGGTGGTTTTCATCCACCAGAACACGGAGCGTTACCGTGCAGGGCTGCCAACGTCCTATAGGTCAAACGCATAGACCGCATCTCTCCTAAAGATGACATCCCCGTTGGATTCGGGGTAGGACGACCAACTTAATGTCCCATTCCATCATGGTTTACGGCCAACATAGGTCTGGGACAATTTTTCGTATAATTGTAAATAGGTATGACGTTACCGTAAATAACGTCTCTAAACTAAAGGCAAAAATTATGATATGCGAACAATGTAGAAACGAGCATGATGGCTCGTATGGGAGCGGAAGGTTCTGCTCAAAAAAGTGTAGGTATCAGTACCACATAAAAAACGAACAATCACCACTTGGTACTTGGACTTGTAGATATTGCGGTCTGGTATTTGAGACAAAACATAAATTGTGGGAACACTATCATTCAGTCCACGAATCAAGTCTCGGAAAACCACATAACAAAGGTGGACGAGCTTGGAATAGAGGACTGACAAAGGAAACCGATGATAGAGTTAAATTAGGCACTGAAACTTATAAAGCACGAATAAAAAGTGGTGAAATAACCCCATCATTTCTTGGGAGACATCATTCCGAAGAAACAAAAAGGAAAATGTCAGACTTCCATAGTCATGCTACTTTTCAACGTGTATGTAAGAAAACACAACCTTATACAAAAAAGGATGGAACCGTTGTGATGTTGGATTCGTCATGGGAAATCAAATTGGCTGAAATATTGGATGACCTTAATATAAATTGGATTCGTCCAAAACCTGTAGAGTGGTATGACCAATCTGGAAAACTTCACCACTATTTTTCGGACTTCTTTTTAGAAGACTACAATTTGTATCTTGACCCAAAGAACGATTATTGTTTTGTTGCCCAAGCAGAGAAAATAGAGTATGTAAGAACTCATTATGACAATGTTCTTTTCATGCACAAAGACCAAGTAACAAAGGAATTTGTTTTGAATTTGATAAATGAACGAACAACTTTACACGTTGGGACGGAACTTGTATAATTGGATATGTGATCTTTGACAGATGATTATGTGAATCAGATGGGGAGTGAAACCCAGTATGCTTAATGCTTCAACGGCTGCCTTGTGTGGTGTAATTGTCAGCCATATGCCATCTTTGAATGGCGGGCCCATAGGAAACCACTGGGCGTGTAGGTTAGAGTCCTGCCACAAGGTGCATACCCGAAATAAAATCTACCCGAAATCCACGTCAAACACATTGAGGTTTCGCTATTGGGGGCTGGAATGCCCCGGTGGACACGTAGGATGAATGATAAATGGGATATGTTGAAAATTCGTGGGATGTCCCGCGATGGTTGCCTACCTGCCGTGGTGTAATAGCCATGTGAGCGGGGCAACTCTCAGTCGGATGGTTCACATATAGAAGTTCCCAACCTAATGGGACGACTTCTGCTGCGGTGGAATGTTCGAGGGGTGTGATGCTTATAATTTTCCCAGTATGAAACATCACTTGTGCCAATCCTGCACAATGGGCTAGGTTCACCAACGAACCGGGTATGTCCGCCAGAAATACAGCTGGTTCTGGTTACGAAGGGCATAATGGATTTTGATTTTCAAGCGGAGTGTAGCGCAGCCTGGTAGCGCACTTGCCTTGGGCGCAAGCCGTCGGGGGTTCAAATCCCTCCACTCCGACCAATTTGTTGACCGTAGGGAAAAAATCTAAACTCCCGCCCCGTGAGAGGGTGGCGAAACGGACCTTGAACTGCAGCAAGACAATCCGCCAGCTCTGGTGGTGGAAATCCACCCGGTCGACGCATTTATGGGAGCATGAAACCGAACTGGAAAGGAATCTGCGGCAAGTGGATGGGTGGAATCCCCAATGTGGGTCCGAATCCCACTGCTTCCATCATTTCAAACGAATTCTCTTTGTCCCTGTATTCTCTCTCGGTGAGCAGCAAATAGGGAGGCTTGACGGCAAGCCTAAAGGTGAAAACGGTTACGCTGGAGGTGTTAAACAGGCGAACACATAAAACTTCCGGAAGATGTTACCAGCCTCTCACCAAGTAACCTGCGAGTCCATGACATTCAAGGCTCATAACCTTGTGAAACCGGAACGCCGTATTCTTCAATTTCCGTATAATTGGTTTGTGACGCTGAGCAATTCAGCGAAAGGATAAAAGCAAACATGGCAAAAGCAAACAAGACGAAAAACGACGACAAGGTTCTTCTCTACGAGAACACTGGAAAGAAGGGAAAGAAAACCCTAATCTCCGAAATGGTGAAACTCTCAAATCCGGTCACGGAGACTGCGAGAAAGATTATGGCTCTTCTTTCATATGACTCCAGGGTTCTCACGGAGTTTGACTTCAACAAGCACACATTGTGGGTGTACGTCAGCGATCCTGACGTGTGCGAGGCTTACAAATTCTTCCTCAGGCGCAAGTACGATTTGGGCGGTCTCACGCTGGACGTGAAGCTGATTGCGACCTATCAGGGGGAGGCCGAGGAAGTCGGAGAGGCAACCTACAAGGTAACGGATGACGAGAAGCTTCGTCTCTTCAAGCTCCTGTTCAAGGATGGTCTTGAGCCGAAGTATCAGAGCGCGGTTGACCAGTACAACACACGTTGGGACTTCTTTGAGTTCCCGCCAATGGCTCTTACCTATCAGGCCGACGACCTTCAGAACATCAAGGGCTTCAAGTCTGTTCTTCTCACGGACGCCGTGAAGGAAACGTTTGACGTTGGTTTTTACCATATCTCCTCATTGGCTTTTTGATAGGCCGATGATGGATGGAAATAAGGGGACGTTCTGCCATTCGGAGGAAATGGCAGAACTTTCATTTTACATTGGAAGCGTAACCCTAAAAGGAAGGGAGTGACCTCGAAAGTCACGAGTAGCGGGGGAAACTTCGCGTGGGTTTGCAAGACACCCCGCTTCCGCCAAAAGATTTCATGGAGGCGTAAGCCTAAAGGAAAGGCAGCGGCTTTGAACACCGCTAGTAGCGTCTAAAAACGTGTGGGGTTTCAAGATCCTCCGCCTCCGCCATTTATGGAGCAATAAGCCTAATCTGGTAAGGCCGCGGTTTGCTAAACCGCCAGTAGGGGTCGCAAGGTCTCGTCCTGATTCGAGTTCAGGTTGCTCCGCCATTTATGGATAGGTGCTAGAATTGGCAGACAGCTTCGCTTGGAAAGCGAATGGGCGGGCGAAAGCTCCCATGGGAGGTCGGGACTCCCCCTATCCGCCATTTAGATGTTGGCATTAGTTCAGTCTGGTAGAACGGTGGATTGTGATTCCATATGTCCTGGGTTCAAATCCCAGATGTCAACCCAACGTTTCCTCGCCCAATTTGGTTAGGGCATCTCCTTCACATGGAGAGGGTTCTGGGTTCGAGTCCCAGGGAAACGACCATTTGAATCCCGCATGGCGTAATGGTTAGCGCATCACCTTGACATGGTGGTGGTTAGTGGTTCGAGTCCACTTGCGGGAACCACTTTACATTTGGATGTGATTAGTGTATAATTATGTATGCTCTTTGAGGGATACCAAGGTATCCAGAAGGTGCTTTGTTCCTTGACAACTGAATGTTTTGACGTTTAAGAAGGGAGACCCTTGAACCGCCCCTTCGTATACGAAAGTGAGGTGGATATACCACCAAGCATGGTTCAAGAATGAGTCACACGCAACGGACAAGGCTTTGGCGGCGAAATGGCAACAAAGTAACCGGTGGGATGCGCGTGGTTGACCAGTGTGACTTCGCTATTTCAATGGGGTATTGGTGAAAAGGAATCACAGATGTCTGTCTAACATCAGTAGGGGGATCGTTACCCCCATACCCCGCCATTTCAAGTATCTTGTAAAGCAAGGTAAACTCAGAAAGGTTCGCTACCACATGAGTCGGTTTTTGGTTTGTTTAGGTGCTCTGCTAGGCTTGCCCGGTTCGCCTTATTGCAAGAGGTGATTCAAGAGACTGCAAAACGGGATTAAGCACCACCACCAAGGTGTTCCCATGGAACAACGAGGCCGCGATGGACAGTCTGCGAAAAACAAACTTGTGATTTGTTCCTAAACCCCCGAATAGATTTCGCGGAGTGGACACAATAAGCGTTCGGGGTTTTGCATAATGCAGCATAGGATTCAGGGGTCGGCTTGTTCTTTCCTGGTCCGAAAACGCGGTGGCTTTGCTTGGTACCGGGCATCCACAAGCAAACTCCGCTTCATCAATTTCATTTTTCAATCCGATATAAACATGCAGTGCAGAATGGTGATTGCGTAAGCAGCCAACCACAAGTAAAGTACACTTGGTTGACGGGTTCAGACAGAAAACCCAGAAAATGCAACGAGTACGGGAAGAGTACGTCTGGTGTTGCAAGCCCACGGATACAAGATCGAAACACGTTGTGGTCGGATTGAAACCCTTTCATTGGGGATTGTTGTAGCGGCAGCAAATCGGTTTTTGATACCGAGAGTGAACGTTCGACCCGTTCATCCCCAGCCAAATGCTTTATTGTTCCCTGGGATAATGGCAGTCCAGCTCCCTCTGAAGGAGTAAGGTGAAAGTTCGACTCTTTCGGGAACAACCAATTTCGGAATCCAGCGCACGTTGGATGGGTGTTCCAACCACCAAGGAGGTGCAAGCGACGGCTGGAGTGGTTCGAGTCCACCGCCTGGTTCCTTTTCAATTTCATGCATCCGTGGGACATCAGCCGTCCGTCAGCCTTCCAAGCTGAAGTAGGCCAGGGCAGCACTGGTCGGATGCTCCATTTTCAATCGTTGGAAAGCTCAGGTACCGGGCTTCCATCGAGAAAGCATGTGGGTAGGGCAGTTTCCCACGCAAAAGTTAGGGTAAGAGTCCTCAAATGACTGCCGCCAATTTCAATGTTAGGGTCGCTCTCTAATAGAAAACTATTCCTGATGCCGGGGTCAGTAAGACACACAAGGGAAACGAATGCAGGATATCATGCTCGTTTCAGATAATGTCAATAGGGGTAAGAGTCCTCATCCCATTTATTTCAATGCGAACGTGGTACATCAGCAGTACACCAATCTGCCAGGTTGGATTAAGTGGGGGCAGCACCCATCGTTCGCTCCAATTTTCAAGTTCCCAATCTTTGTGGGATTCTGATTGGGTTGCCTGTGGGCGTGAAAAAGTCTTAAGAACCCCGATGGTTTCCAACGATGGTTCTTGAGTACATTCTTGTGGATAATTGAGTGAAGTCTATGGCTTGTCTGGTCAAACTCAAATGACTGAACAAACATAGTCCTCGAATGGAAAAGTCTCCTGAGTTGGAAACTTTCACTTTGACGTATGATTGAATTTGTTGCAGCAAGCGCAGACCGGTGAGTCCGTATTTCACAATATGTTCAATGTTATTTGAACCCGGGTAGCACCCAAAATACGAAACTCCATATCCAATGAACCTTGGGCTACGGCTGGCAAGGGCAGTTGGAAGTAGTTGCCGGTTGCGTCCCATGAAGACGGTGTACAATCGCCCGAGGATGGAAACGATGTCACTATGCAGTGGGTTGGTGGGTAGGAAGAAGAATGGGCCGCGCCACCGTAAAACGGGTCCACCATTTCATGTGCAAGAAAAGCTACTTGCGCAGAAGACAGTACCCCATGTGAGTGGGGCTAGTGGTGTAGAAGAGGTGGATGCATTTGACCAGCGCTGGGATCGCCACTGATACTTCATGACATGACTACGGTAAAAGTCCGCATTCTCACACCGATTTCGGCGTTCATCGCACAATGGCTAGACACAAATAGTTCAAAAAGGCAGAATACACGAAGAGTGAGACAGTGGTCCGAATCCCGATGTGTTGGTTGAAACCAAAGTGCGGGAATTCATGAACGCCATTTGCAAGCCAACGGCACGTAGACGAATCGGGCGTTGGTGAAGTCCCAAGAACGTGTTGGGCTGAGCTGGGGGAACATCAAACCCAGGGAACAACGGAGCCTACTCCGCGTAACGCCATGTCAAAGGATGTGCCATACGTGAAACAAAAACCTGTTCGCAGGTTATGGTTGTTGGGAAACTGGCAGAGAACCGCGTAAAACAACTTCTGCTACCATTTTTCGGAAAACGGAAAGTTGGGATTCATCCGCCAACTAGGGATTCCGTAAAACCGGAAACCTCGATGTAGGAATCATCAGGATGAACGCGCATAATTGGGTTGTTGCCGGCGTACTGCGCATAAGTTGGCAACAGTAAGAATCCAATCGGGGGTCCGAATCCCTCCATACCACAGCCTGTGGTATCGTGGCAGAGGCTGGCTGAATGCACTGCGCGTGAGGAAACATGGGAAATTCAAAGTCAAAATGTCTAAACGGCGGAGAGAGTTCATTTTGAGCGGGAAGACAACCCGTTGTTTTGGTTCTCCTCCCGTGTTTCCTTCGATTTCATTTTGCGCAAAACCTCGTTGATGGCGCATGTCCCTAACAAGGCATCTTAATGTGTTGGCCGTGCATGGCATAATCCCTGGGTTGAATAAATCTTGCCACTGTGAAAACTGCCATTTCAACGAGACCCTTTTATTGGACCGATATGTCAATGGTCAGACGAGGAGTCTCATAATCTCTAGGTTGCAGGTTCGAGTCCTGCTCGGTCCACCAATTTTTCAATGGGAGCGTAGCGGCCCCGTCTTATGAGCGGGAGATACCGTAGTGGTTCTTGAGATAACTTCAATCGTGGGTTCAAATCCTACCGCTCCTACCAATTTCAATGGGTCCGTGGCTCGAGTGTGATAAAGGCAACCGGTTTGCATCCGGTACAAATAGTGGGTTTAACTCCCATCGGATCCACCAATTTTAGAACCTGTAGCTCAGAAACTTAGAGCAAGGGAAACGGCCGGCTTAGTTGTCCCGCGCGAAGGTTAAAGCCCTTCCAGGTTCTGCATTTCAAAAAGCCACAGTCGCATAGCCTGGTCGATTGCACTGGTTTTGTAAACCAGTATCCGATAAGGGTCGCGTCCGTTCAAATCGGACCTGTGGCTCCAGTTTTTGCTGAGGTCGTATAGTCTGGTCGATTACAATGGCTTCGTAAGCCATTATGCTTCTGGCATCACGTCAGTTCAAATCTGACCCTCAGCTCCATTTGGCTAGGGTGGCTGAGAGACCGAAAGCGCGTCCATGGTAAGGACGTATTCCACATCGTCAGTTTGAATCTGACCCCTAGCTCCAATTTGAATTAGACCATAGGTGACAGCCTATGGTCTTTTCATTAAATTTATGTATAATTTATAGTAAATACTTTTATGGAGTCACTGTCATGACTTCAACAACAAAAAGGTAAAAACAATGAAATGTGAAAAATGCGGTAACGAACATGATGGTTCTTATGGAACAGGTAGATTTTGTTCAGAAAGTTGCAAACAAGCATATGTTGCTGGTAAAGTAAAACATAGAAAAAGTGGATTTGCAATAAATAATCCAAACCCAAAAGCAAAGTATGGAACGTGGAAATGCCGACTTTGCGGAATCATTTTCAATACACGGGCAACCTTAAAACAACATATGAATTTGGAACATCCATATGACAAATCTCATGCGTGGAATTATGGAAAGACAAAAGAATCAGATAAACGTCTAAAAATCGCATCGGAAAAACTTTCAATAAACATGAAACGTTATTTGGCTTCGGGAAAAGTACGCAAACACATATGGAATGATTCTGAACGTAAAGCCCAATCTGAACGAGCAAAGAAAAACAAAATTGGAGGCTATCATAAACATGGTGGACGTGGAAAAAGAGGATGGTATAAAGGATATTGGTGCGATAGTTCATGGGAACTTGCTTATGTCATATACAATCTTGAACACGATATACATTTTGTCAGAAACAGAGTTGGATTTGAATATGAATATGGAGGAATGATTCGGAAATACTATCCCGATTATATTCTTGATGATGGAACTTATGTCGAAGTAAAAGGATATGAAGACGAAAAGGTTAAAGTAAAACACAAAACATTTATTTCATCTGGACACATATTAAATGTCATAGGAAAAGAGGAGATAAAACCATACCTTCAATACGTCATCGAGAAATATGGAAAGGACTTTACAAGGCTATATGAATGATGTATAATATCATATGACAAACAAAGAATTAATAGCCAAACTTTCTGAATTTCCCGAAGATTCCGAAGTTGATTTCTGTCTGTTTTCAAACTTGACACCAAGGCGTTGTGACGTTAAGGATAACCACGTCATGATTAGGCGGTCGCCTCATACGGGATTGCTCTACATCATGCTTGACCTTGAACCCTATTGGGAAGAGGACATCAAGCGTTCCTTGGCAAGGAATTTTAATTAGCTTCCCAATGCGCGTTCGGACGTCTAGCCACGTTTCTGCAGAATCTGTGGCGGCTCCGTCCAACTGCCTTTGGGGTGTGTCCACGCAGGTTAGCGGGTTGGCGTGGACTTCATACGGTCAGCACAGACTCCCAAATCCAACAAACCCAACATAGATGAGTGTGCGTTCTATGCTTGGCTGGATCCAAAAACCCGCGACCATTTATCAAACG